ACGTCTCTGACCACCCAGAAGTTATTCAAGACCTCATGGACATTGCGGAACTCAGCTATGAACCTAATGAAGCTCCCCGGCGAGATGTACAACCGGATGAAACAAAAAGCCCAGATGAAGAGTGATCTTCAGACGCTCTATTCGATGACAGACCGAGAGCTTAACGATATTGGTCTTTCCCGTGGCTCTATTCGGGATGCCTTCTACAAAGGAAAGAAGTAATGCCTTTCTCTACTAATGCAGACCTCCCCAAAGCAGTACGACAGACTGTCCCAGAAGAGAACCAAGGTAAGTTCCGTCAGGTGTTCAACTCTGTCATGGAGGACACTGGCTCTGAGCAACGTGCCTTTCGTGCTGCTTGGTCTTCGGTAGAGAAGGTAAAGACTTCCACCTTGGCAGAGAAGGCTAAGAACTGGAACGCACGTCATGGCGCTAAGAAGGGCAACATCAGTGCTAAGACCCTACGAGCAGTCTATGACCGTGGTATCGGTGCATACAAGACCAACCCCGGATCTGTACGCCCTAACGTAACATCTAAAGAGCAGTGGGCAATGGCCCGAGTAAACAGCTTCCTTAAGATTGCTGCTGGCCAGAAGGCTGTAAGCCATGACAAGGATTTGTTGCCGGGTCGCACAGAGAAGGCTGAGTTTCGTGGTGAGAAGGTCTCCCTAGATAAGCCATTCCGTCTGCCAAAAGGCTCTGCTAAGAAGTTTGGTGTGTACGTCAAGTCCGGTGACAAAGTGAAGAAGGTTACCTTTGGTAGCCCCACTATGGAAATCCGTCGTGACGACCCAAAGGCCCGTGCTAACTTCCGGGCTAGACACAACTGCGATAGTAAGACTGATAAGACCACTGCTGGTTATTGGTCCTGTAAGATGTGGGAGTCTGGCTCTTCTGTGAGCGATATGCTCGCTAAAGACGACTCCGAGCAAATGAACCTAGAGGGTCAAATCCTTAAGACAGACGACGAACAACGTCTTGTCTACGGTTGGGCCTCGGTCATCACTGAAGACGGTAAGCCTCTGGTAGACCGCCAAGGTGATGTAATTGAAGCCGACACTATGGTTAAGGCCGTGAATAAATTCATGGAGCATATTCGTGTTGGTAAGATGATGCACAAGGGGGATCAGGTGGGTCAAGTTGTCCACTCGATGCCTCTCACTAATGAGATTGGTGAGTCCTTGGGCATTTCCAGTAGCCGTGAAGGTTGGATCGTAGCATTGAAGGTATTCGATGATGAGGTCTGGTCTCTGGTAAAATCTGGCCAACTTACGGCCTTTTCTATCGGCGGCAAAGCTAAGAGGAAGGAAGTAAATGACTAACATCCTACTCGACTTGGAGTTGGACGAACTGTCACTTGTTGACCGTCCTGCTAATCAAGCCGCTACAATCTGTCTTATTAAAAGGGACGAAAGCATGGAAGACATGGAAAAAGGGTACGACTCATACCTCGATGAGCGTAAGTCGTACTACATGGGTAAGGGCATGGGTGAAGACGAAGCCATGAAGAAGGCTAAGGAAGAACTCGACAAGATGTCCGCTGAAGAGAAGAAGGAGCTTATGGCTCGCCTTAACAAAGCTGACGAAGCTGAAGTAACAGAAGAGGCTGTAGACCAGTCCGAACTGTTCTTGGCTGAAGTTGACGCTCTTAAGGCAGAAGTCTCTCGCCTCTCCAAGGCCCTCGAAGACAACGGTTACGTTGTTTCCGAAGAAGAAGTTACGAAGGCTGAAGAGCCTGAGTATGTAGAATTTGACGGTGAGAAGGTTGTCAAGTCTGACATCCCGGCCCCCGTCCTCAAAGCTCTCGAAGAAGCAGAGATTGCCAAGCGTCATATCGAGCTTAAGAAGCAAGCTGACGAAATCCTGCCTAACTTCGACAACGAAATTGCGGCCTCGCTCTTGGCTCATGTAGCTAAAGATGACGCAATCGTAGAGGCCCTCAAGGCTGCTGACGCAGCAATGGGTGCTTCGATGCAAGAGATCGGTGAAGCCTCTGTAGAAGCTGATATGGCTTCTCCACAGGACAAACTGGACTCTATGGTAAAGTCCTACATGGACGAAAACGCTATTGCCAAGTCTGGCTACGCTAAAGCATACGCTGCTGTAGCCAAGACCGACGAAGGCAAAGCGCTCATTTCTAAGCTCTACAAAGGAGAGTAAATCATGGCGACGAATGCAGGCCGCTTTAACACTATTTCTCTTGTCGCAGACGAGACTTTGACGGCCCACACTTTTGTGACCCTTTCTAACGATGCTCAGGCTGCTTATGTAGCTGCCGATGGTGACGACGCTATTGGCGTTACCTACGGTGCTGCTGCTGCTGGCAAAATGGTTACCGTACAAATTGACGGTATCGCAATGGTAAAAGCCAACGAAGCTATTACCGCTGGTGCTGCTGTAAGCACCGACGATGCTGGCGAAGCAATCCCTGCCGCTTCTGGCGAAGCCCGTTTGGGTTACGCTCTTGAGGCTGCTGGTGGTGCTGGCGAAATCATCTCGGTACTTCTGAAGCCTGCTGGCGCAGATGCTGCGTAATTGAATAGCAAACAGGAGAAATAAAAATGCCTTTGCTGACCCCATCTAGCGTGCATATTGATGCACCATTGTCCAACCTGACGCTGGCTTACGCTCAGTCTCAGGAAAACTTCATTGCAGATAAAGTCTTCCCTACCGTAGGCGTAGACAAGCAGTCTGACAAATACTACATCTACAGCCGTGCTGACATGAACCGTACTGGTGATGTCAAGAAGCTGGCACCTCGTACCGAAGTAGAGCGTATCGGCATGTCCGTATCTAACGACAGCTACTTTGCTGACGTGTACGGTCTTGGTATGGATTTCGATGAGCAAACTCTTGCTAACGAAGATGCTGCTCTGGACATTCGTTCTGCTGGCGCTCAGACCCTTGCAATGCGTCTTATGATCCACCGTGAGAAGCAGTTCGCTGACACCTTCTTTACGACTGGTGTTTGGGGTACTGACCGTACTCTGTCCGGCTCTGCTCAGTGGGACCACGCAGACTCTACTCCTATTAAGGACGTAACCCTTGCTTCTCGTACTATCCAGCTTGCTTCTGGCGGTTTCCGTCCGAACACTCTGGTTGTAGGTCGTGAGACGCACGATGCTCTGGTAAACAACGCAGACATTATCGCTCGTTTGAGCGGTGGCGCTACTGTTGCTAACACAGCGCTCGTAACCAAGGCGAAGTTGGCAGAAATCTTTGAGGTAGAAAACTACTACGTCATGGAGTCTGTCCAGAACACTGCTGCTGAAGGTGCTGCTGAATCTACCTCCTTCATCGGTGGTGACTCTGCGATGCTTTGTTACACCCCTTCTTCTGCTGGTCTGATGTCTCCTGCGGCTGGTCTGACCTTCGCATGGAACAGCATTCCGGGTGCTAACAACCTTGGTATCACTGTTGAGTCCTTCTCTGATGACGCACTTAAGCGCCAGCAGATTGCTGAGATGATCCAAGTGAAGATGTCCTACCAGATGAAGATGGTTGGCTCTGAGCTTGGCTACTTCTGGGCTGACTGTGTAGCATAAGGGACTAGAGTATGACACCCGACTACTCTAAGTTACCTTTTCAACTTAACTGGACCCAATTCGTTAGACAAGAGTTTAAGGGGTATGGGTCTGAGTGGAAACCGGGGGATGTCTTTGACTGGCAACAGCGAAGCATCCCTTGGGAAGATGTTCTTTCTCTCTTTAACAGGGGGCTTCTCCGGCAGGAGCCTCCTAGTGAGAACAAGCGCAAGGTTGTCGGAGATGGCCTTGACGAACTTAGCCAAGATGAGCTTACGGTTATCGTAAAGAGCATCAACAAGAAGGTTAAGCAATTCACGAAGACAGAGCGTGAATACAACATGAAGAAGTGTAAGGCTTCTACGGTCACGAAGAAACAACGTGGTCATATCCGTACTTGGCGTAACAGCCCTTGGTCAGATTGGGAACAAGCATAATGACGTTCACCTACGATGTTGACGATCTTAATACCACCACTGCGACAGGCCGTCGCAATGCAGTACGTTTTCTCGTAGGTGACACTGACCCGCTTGACGTACAGGTACAAGACGATGAAATTGCTTTTGTTCTTACTGAGTCCGGTGACAATGTTTATGAGGCTGGTGCTTACTGCTGTCGAGCTATTGCAGCTAAGTATTCTCGTCGTGTTGACACTGAGCTTGATGGCGCTCTTAGTGCTAGTTACTCTGATCTTCACGCCCATTACTTGACCCTTGCGGAAAATCTTGAGTCTGAGTCCAAGAAACAATCAGGTCTCGGCGTCAAAGCTGGGGGCCTCAGTAAGGCAGCTATCTCTGTGGTAAGAGAAGACACAGATCGTGTTACTCCATCTTTCCGCAGGGATCGTTTCCGCAACCCACCAAACTATGATGGTTCTGCGGATTACGAGTGAGGAATAGTCCATGTCTTTTAATGCTAGTGACGTTCTGAGGTTGGTCCAAGACTTTGGCGAACCCCTTACACTCCGCAAAGTCACCAAAACAGGCTCCTACGACACTTCTTCAGGTACTGTATCTGGAAGTGAGACTCTGGACTATTCCTTCACGGGATATTTCTATAACCTAGCAGAGGGTACATTTGACCTCAATAAGACTAGGAAGGGCAGTCGGGTTTGCGTCATAGCCGCTAAAGGTCTGTCAGTTACCCCTGATGATGAAGACCAAATTCTAGGCTATGGTGATCCGGTCAACATTCAGACCGTTAGGACTATTCGTAGCAATGGTCAGCCCGTCTGTTACCTCTGTGAGGTGTTTGAATAATGGCAGTCCCTAAGCTAAAGGTCTCCCCTGCTCTTAAGGCTAAGTTGGCAGAGATTGACCAGATGTTAGAAGACGCCGTAGAGCGCAAGATGACTGACGTGGCTAGGACGGTTGTTCTGGCCTCTCCTGTAGATACAGGTGCATTCGTCAACTCTTGGTCCTTCAAGGACAACCTTGGTGGAGGACGTAGTAAGTCTTCTGCTGGTAAGCCCACTGGTCGAGATAAGGGGTCCGAACAAGGTAAGGCACTTAACAACTTGGTGAACGACATCAAGAAGACTGTTGAGGTGGGTAGCCCCGGTGGTCCTGTTAAAGAAGGCATCGGCATCCAAGCTGACAACTACTACTTCATCAACCGTTCGCCTCACGCTAAAGAGGTTGATAACAACCCTAAGCACCAAGTAGTAGATAAAGTTATCCGGCAACATGGTAGGTAAGCATGGCTAGTATATACAGAGACATTCGTGCAGCCCTAGAGACTAAGCTAAAAGCTGTGTCTGGCCTACCATCTATTTCCTACGAGAACTCTAGCTACGACAGAAAGAATGGTACTTCTTACGTTGAGACCTTCTTTGTGCCTCAATCTCGCAGACCCGCTGTAAGAGGCTTAAACCCGCAGCAACGCTACAACGGTGTATTCACCGTAGTCTGCTACGCACCAGAGGGCAATGGTCCCGGTGCTGCTGATGAGTTGGCTGACAAGGTGCTAGACGCCTTTGAAGCAACTACCGATGCTTCCTTCATTAACAGTAGTGGAGACAGCATCGTCGTGTCTATCGACTATGCCGAACGAGAAGGTGGCGGGTTAGACACTCCGTTTTATTATGTCCCGGTGAACATCGGGTTCTACATTTATAACTAAGGAGGAAGCAAATGGCTTTCGCACAAGGTTCTCGTTCTCGTTTGGCTTTCGGTGTAGAAAGCACTTTCGGGTCTGCGGCTAGTTCTTATACCAACCTACCATTCAACAGCCACTCCATGAACCTGTCCAAGGAACGTGTGGCTGGTAACGAAATTCAGCCTGACCGTATGCCTCGTGTAGACCGTCACGGCAACAAGTCTGTAGCTGGTGATGTTGCTGTAGACCTGCGTGACACTGCTTACGATAGCTTGATTGAGTCAGCTATGCTGTCGGCTTTCAGCACTGGAGTAATCAAGGTAGGCACAACACCTAAGTTCCTCACCCTTGAGGACTATGCTGCTGATATCGACCAAGCCCGTTTGTTCACGGGTTGTTCTGTTTCTACCATGAGCGTTTCTATGGCCCCTAACCAAATGGTATCCGCTACCTTTGGTATGGTTGGCAAAGACATGGCTATCTCTGGTACAGAGAAGACTGTAGCTGCTGGTGGCGTAGGTGAGCCGTTTGATGCTTACTCCGGCGCTCTCAAGGTAGCTGATGTAGACGGCATCGGCGCAGCTTCTGCCTTGTCCATCATTACTAGCGTAGACTTCACAGTGACCAACTCTTTCTCTCCTACCTTTGTCGTAGGTAGCGACTCAGCCCCTGCTCTTGAGTTTGGTCGTGCAGAAGTAGAAGGCACCGTGACTGCATACTTTGAAGACCTTGCTCTTGTCAACCGTTTCCTCAACG